AAAACGCTTCTGTCCTTTCTTGTCTATGTACTGTAAACTGCGCACCTCTCCGCTTGTAGCAGAGATAACAGGAACAATTAAACTTCCGTTCAGTTGTTTTAATCCATAACTTTTTACATTTTTACTTTTTAGATACTCATGCGATATGACAGGTTGACAGTTCTTATACCTTTCTTGAACCTCTTTAGCTACTTCATCGTGCCGAATCTTCTTCGCTTCTTCGGCCCGCTTAACAGCTTCTTCCATTTGTTTTTGTAGAGCTTGTCTATCAATGGGTGATAGCTCGTTGGTATTAATGCTTGACCACTTATGCTGTTCACCAGTACGCCAATTACCAAAAGTTGCAAAATAATTTTCACCCAGTTGATTGATGACATACCACCCACTACGCTCATTGCCCTTGTCTGGTCTAACACCAGGCGCAGATTGAACGGGTACTCTTGTTACCTGTCCAGTTAAATCCAATGAATTGACGAACAACCCTTGGTTATTCATCTCGCGTATTAAATCGTCTGTGCTATTGCCTTGACTGGCAAATGCATAGTTTTCATCAATGACTAAGCCTTTCTCTCCATACCATTTAGTCAGTTCCATCTCTTAATGTTCTCTCCAGTTTACCAGTCTCCGCTTGTAGGTTAGACCAGTTTAAATACTCTCTGATTGCTTTTCCAAAAAGCATCTCTCTTTTTTCTCTATCCCATTGGTGCATTGGCTTAGCGCCTTCTGCATCAAGAATACTTAGATAGACTTCTTTTGTTTGTTTGATTGCGTAATCTAAACCCTCGTGACTCATCTGAGCTACGTTTTTTAAACGCTTGCCCTCTTTGATGTATTTTAAGTGTTCCATGCTACACGCTCCAAACCATGCTTCATTCTTCCCGTAAGTAAAACCTTTCGCTGGCGCTCGACAATAAGCGCACAGCGAGGGTTTACTAACTAACGGATTAAAAAGGGATGTTGTCGCCAACATCTTCTTTTACTACAGTCTCCGCTGGCGCTGGCGCACTCGCTTCAACCTTCTTCCCTTCTGCTGGTTGCCAATGGCTACCAAACTTAGAGTCGATCTCTGGGTAGTTGTTATCGTTGAGCTTTAACATACAGCTAACAGTCTTACCATTAAGTTCGTTAGTGTCCTTTAAAGAACCAGAAATGCCCGCTGCTTTTGCAAGGCCAGACATATCTTTCATACCAAAACCAACATACTTAGGATTGTCATGCGCAACAGTAACAGTCAAACCTGTTTGTAATCCTGTTCCCGCAATCCTAAAGTTAAGTTGCATACCCATCCAACCATTCTGTCCTGACCTGAGTTCCTCATTAGTATTGATGTACTCTAAATCATATCTACCTGGTTTAATGTCTGTTTGTTGTTCAACAACTTCCACATCACCAAAAAAATTACTTATATCCATTTCTTCTCCTTTTATATAGTAAGTAAATTAACCTGGATCGTAAGAATTGTAGTCGCTCAAATGCTCGACCAAATCCTCACAATCCGTTTCTATTGCAATGAGCCAGTGCAATCCGTCTAGTGGTAAAGAATTGTTTTCAGGATCAGTTTTGTTTATAAAAGTATTTAACACTTCTCTAAACTCTCCCAAGAATTTCTTGACCTCTTCAACATCACCTAACTGGCTCATTTCAACATCTCCTCTCGAATCGCCGCCCAATCGAAAGGCATTTCCTTTGGCAACCCGTATCTGTTCTTGGCTAAAAAGCCTGGGGATTGCTCAGTGAAAATTGTTCTGTCTCCAGCGATGGTTTTGGTTGTCATCCCCATCTTGCCTTTGACTTGTACAGTACCAACTTTGTAGTTAGCAAAGAAGACTGCATCACTATGCTCGATAATTAAATCAGCTGCTTTTCTGTGCAACTTAATCTCATGTCTATCGTGTGGTTCATTGGATGGATCTTCGTATCTGCGAATCTGATTATGTGCAATCTGTATCACAGTCATAGACTTCTCATCTCTAAGTCTGTTTAGAACAGTGAGATACTCTCTCCACTCTTCTATGGCAGTGGTATAACCTTTACCATAGGCAGGTGAGCTGATATCAGACCAACCATTCTTTTGACATACATGATCCCAAAGCAAAGTCTCTAACCAATCAAGTGAATCAATGGCTACTACTTTAAACTCATGGTCTTCTGTTAAAAGAGAGTTAAGGTTTCCCATAAAGTCATCATAGGTTTTAGCTACTGGAAAATGATCGCACTCAATCTTTCCGATACCATCTTCAGATTGTACGATGATGCATTTGTCCATGCTTGCGGCAAAGGATGTTTTACCAATCCCACCAGGGCCATATATAACTAGGCGTGGTGGCTTGATCTTACCTTTCTTTTGAATTGCTGCTAATGACATTATTTTTCTCCCTTAGTGTTATGCACCATGTGATGTAGTGCGTTAATTTTTTCATCTAAAATGCTATTAAAAAAAGCATCGTTGGTTGCTTGTAATCTAAGTGTCGCTGACACTTTTTCATACAAAGGTTTTATAGTCGGAGTTATATCGTCCTCGTATAGTGTGTAGTCTTTATCGTCTATGTTATAAGACAAGACTGGTTCTTTACTTTCTTTCATTTCTTCTCTCCAAAAGTATTTTTATATGCATCACAATGAGCCTTCGCATCACAAAACTTACACGCTTCTTTGCTTGGGTTATATTGTGGGTTTTCTTCAAAACAAGCCTCGGCTGCTGGTTTCAAAACTTCAAATCCCCAATTGACTAGATTAGTAGCCGTAGTGGAGCTTGATCGGATAATGCCGTCTTTGTGCCAACCTCTTGGTTGAACGATGGTCATCATAACTTCTATGTCCTCGTCTTTGTAACGAGAGCTGTATCTTGATAATGCACCTAGTGCATAAATTTTTAACTGTCCGTTGTCGTGTGCATCGACTGCCCATTTGCCAGACTTGAGATCAACAATCTCTAAAACTTTCTCACCTATAATAATGGCATCTGCTGTACCCCAGACATCTGTAGATATCTCATCCATAAACACGCGCTCTTCAATTAATAGCGTCCCGCCCAGCGCCTCCGCACGCTGTTGAATATACTCCACATACACATTCGCACAATCAATCATGTCCTGGTCAACCTCTATCTCGAAGTCCTCAACCATCTGTACTTTACCAAGCCAATACTCTTCTAGGCTCATGTTGTTGAGTCTGCCTTTTAATAGCATCTCGCACATTTCATGAACCAAAGTACCAGTAGCCGCAGGTATGCCAACAGTGTATTCACCACCGAACTCCTTAATCATTCTAGGTGATGCGGGGCATTCCTTCCATCGAGAGAAGGATGAGGGGCTAAGAGTTGCGTGAGCCATTGGAAACGTATGAGCTGTTTTCTAATGTTTTGATTTCTGCTAGGTCGTATAGAACCTTGCCGCCTATCTTGTAGTAGTTAGGCCCTTCATCTTTACCACGCCAGTTTTCTAGCGTTCTTGGGCTTTTACCCCACCTCTTAGCTAGTTCTTGCGTGTCGATAAATACTTTATCCGCGTTAGAATGTGTCTCTGTCATTTCCTTAATTCTCCCTTTTTGTATCTGAATGTTGTTAAATTTACACTAAAGATGTAAGCTATGCAAATATATTTATAAAAAAAGGAGAAGTAATATGAGTATAGATAATGCAGCCCCAGAAGAATGGGATCAGGCAATAGATAGATTGGCTATAAATAACCAAGTTGGTGGAGATCATTACAAGGGTAATGTCATTCAACCAATTGAATATATTTATTCCAATAATCTAACTTGGTCTATGGGTAACGTCATTAAACTTGTAACCAGAGATAAGGTGAACAAGGTTGAGGACTTACTTAAAGCCAAGCACTACATTGACCTGGAACTACAAATTGTTCATGGAGTTGACGGAGAGGGTAACAACATAGGCAAATTTACCAAGGAGGTAAAAGTCTAGGAGTAAAACAATGAACTTGTTTGATTTTGATGACCCAGTTCTAAATGAGAGGAACAACAATACGCCTGTTTATGTAAACAGATACATTGCGCGTTCTTTGATAGATGTGGCTGGTTTAGAAAATAAAGATCCTCAAGCATTAGCGGAGTATTTCCTGCAATTAGGAATTAACTCCGTTAAGCATTATAAGGATCAAGAAGTTACATTCGATATTGAAAATATTTAATTAGCTTCAAAAAACCCCTGCCACCTGGCGTTTTAAACACTCTTGCGCAAAACATAGTATCCTTGACATTTGACTTGTGTAGTTTTGTGTGTTATAATGAATTATTGTTAACCATTTATTTAGGGGAAACCCAGGAGAGAAATAATGGAAAATTATAATAAAGAGTCCGATATCATGGACAAATTAAACCTTGAAGAGAAACCAAAGCTGCAAGTCGGAGATACCATTCTGACTGTTTGGGATGGCTCAAATCTTGGCGGAAGAAAATGGTGTCAACGTGAAGAGGTGAATGTTACAGACATTCCCGAAAACGATTTGATAAAATGCACTAACGATGTGTTATTTAATCCGTTTGCGGTAGATAAACTTGAGCTTATTGGTGTTAATTCCAATGGCGGTAATTATTGGTTAGCACCTTGCTGGAATAATGAAAAATAATTACCACCGCAAAAAGATATTGCAAAAAGCAAACTATGAACTCGCCTACTATGTGGGCGAGGGTCATAAGACACCTGCAATAATCCAAAAGAAGAAAAGGGTTTATGCAGATGTTAAGTTATTGCCAGACATGAGCAAGCCCAATACTTGGGAGCTTTGGGAAGTTCCTTTGGAAGATTTAAAACCCACCAATTATTTTTGGGTAAGTTGTGATGATATGTTTGGAGACTTGTATCACAAAACCTGAAAATAGTTAAACTTACAAGCCCCTCTTTATGAGGGGTTTTTTTTGTCCAGATCTTTCAATATATCTTTGATGTTTTTAACAGCATCATTGTTCTTCATGTGTTCATCCACAATGGTTAGTTGAGCTTGTTCTAAGGGTTGAGAAAAGATCACATTTCTGTGTGGTAAAGAAACAAACGCAAACACATCTATCTCACCTTTCTTATACTTTCTGTGTTCTAGTCTTTGGCCCTTCCTCATATCAAATCGCCAATTGCCTCTGGCTTTTTCTATTTTGGATTGGGTTTTAACCTGGCACTTATAGAGCTTTAGGTTATGTTCAAAGATGATGTCTGCGGATGCGTTGTGTGGAACGATACTGACTGTATCAGAGACTTGAGACAAGATTGCTGCTGCGAGGTATTCACCAAAACGACCAACTCGTTCGGATGCT